AGGTTGACCCAGATGGTGAACACGATATTTTATTGATTACTAATGACACAGGAAAATCTTATGTTATTTTACCATTCCATAATGGAAACGAATTTAGTGTAATGGGGGTAATGAAAGAGTATAAATTTAAAACTAAAAAATCGCCAAAAAGTGAGGAAGAAATGGCTAGTTTTATAACCGAATTTATTAATAAAGATTTATCAGTTATAGTTCAATACATTAAAACGAAAGAATAATATCATAATATTTATAAGAAAGAAATACAATGAAAAAAGTAATAAAACTAAAGGAATCAGACATCAGAAATGCTGTCCTGCAAATCATTTCAGAGCAATCATCAGGTCAGGACGAAAGTAATCCATTGGATATGATAAAACCATCGCCAAGAATTAACCCAGCTCCTTCTGCACCATCGACTGCGAATGGGCCACAAGTAATTAATAGGCCGACAACACACGAAGTTATACTTAGAAAGAAAATTGCAATTCGTACAGGATTAAAAAGAGTAATGCAAGACATCAAAGACTTAATTGTGTATAGTGGGATAAATCCAGAAACAAACAATCTTGCAAGGGATATAGAAAAGATTGGAGATAAATTTGAAAGTTTATTTGGTGAACCAACCCCGAAAGAAGAAGGTGGAGATAACGAATAATTAGACTTGTATGTTATTTATGATGCCATATTATATTTATATGATATGGCATTTTTTATTATATGAAACTCGAGCACACCTATCAAAATATAATCACCGAATTACAGGGCATTAGTCCACAGGCTCGTGCCTGGACGCCAATTCTTACCAATTTTTTAGTCGATGACGATCCTCCAAATCCATTAATTATAGATGGTGAAAAATATCCTGACGCTTATGAAAATTTTCCTGTTGATAAGTTTGTTATACATATATCAGATAATGCAGGTGGTTATGATGATCGTCAAAGTGGATATGATGAAAATAAAAAGTATGTTGTACACTTATCAGTTCCAATTTTTCACCATAAGAGAAAATTAAGTATAGAATTAACTTTAAATCATGAATTAAGGCACGCATTTGAGGATTATAATAGAATATCAAATAATAGGACTCGTCTTTCGCAAACAAAAGAAGCAGAATTATTTTATAATCCAGATTTTGAAAGATTATTAACGGGGAAGACAAAGGAGTATATATCACCGTTTAGAGAAATTATGACTGCTTTATACTACACATCTAAAATAGAGGAATCTGGTTATGCCGAAACGGTCGCGGATATACCAAATTTTAGTATTATAGGAATATTAAAAGATATACTAAAAAGAAATTATGTAAATGCAAAACAATTATCAAAGGATCGATTCGTACAAAAAAGATGGGAATATTTCAAGGCTAATTATAAAATACCTATTTTGGATAAGTTCAATGATTATTCTGATTTTATAAACTGGGCAGATAGCGTTATTCAAAGACGAGCAAAGAAAATGTATAAGAAGCTATTAAAAACACAATATATACACCATATGAAAAAAGGGGGTATATAACCCCCTTTTCAAGACCTTGTAATTTCACTTTATTTATTTTGCAATCCAATTATTGGATCCACAATGTTGACAGAACGGACCTTTGCCTTTCTTTGACCCACAATTACCACAATAAAGATTATTTAAATCCTCACTGGTTACTGGTTTTTGTGATTTAGGTAAAATTTTCCAATTGGATGACCAAGACCAATATGTATTGAATGTTGTATTATCCATTTGGAACGATTGATTAGAAACAGAACCCTTTTCAATTCTTCCTGTTTCGATTTCTTTTTGTTTAAATTCATCAACAAATGATTCGTCCTTTTCCATCATAAAAATTCCGGGGGATTGATATGATTTTGACTTTTTTAGGTTGGAACGCATATTGATTTCCTGTTTAGGAGTATCATTATAGTTCACACTTGATGTAAATGTTGCTGCGCCAGTACTGGCGGATATATTATCCATTGAATTGCTAAGGTAACTCATTCCTCCGACTGGGGGATTACCATTACCACAACAATCTAATGTTGCTATACCGCTTGGGTAACATTTATATGTACCTGTATGATAGTTACCCCAATAAGACCAGTCAATGGTTGGTGTGGTATGATATACAATAGGTATATACTCGGCGTAGAATTTTACCCTTACATTGCCGTTTAATGCGATTGCCGCTTTTACGTCTGCATTACTACCACTAACATTATAAGTCTCGAACAAGAATTTTCTTGCTGTTTCGATGTATCTTTCCAAGAAGACTCTTTCGCCTGGTCGTAAAACAATCCCTCCCCCGATGGATATTCCATTCAGTTCGATTTGTGCTAATACTTTATTGGTTGTTGGATTAAAAAGTTCGATTTCGAACTGGTCTCCGTTATTTAAATAAACGGTTTTCTCAAACTGCTTTATGCGTTGTTTTCCTTTTGTTACATACGCACAGGGTACAGTTTCCCTAGTGGTTACATTTTTCATATTTCCTTATTTTATTTTTGTTTATTTGGTTCTCATTTCGTTGGGTGTTTGATGTCCAACTCAAATGTCTAAAATGACACATGAGGACCAATCACAAGGTCTGAAAATAAATATATGGGAATAATAAAAAAAAGTAAATGGTATTTTTAAACTTTCACTAATCTACCAATTAATTCGTCGCCATCACGGCTTTCAAGAAACTTACCTTTTAAATAATTTGGATTGGTTTTATCTTTTTTAAGTAAATCTTCTCTTCTGAATAACCAATAGAAGTAGTCGTTGTCTGATACATATTTTATAAATGCGTATACTGTTCTATCTTCTTTATTTAAATAAAAACGAACTGGTTGTACAGAATAATTCACTGGTTTAACCCATTTGTATTTACTTAAATCATAAACGCCAAATTTACCTAATGATAGTTTGGATTGAAGGACTCTAATTTGTGGATTGGTATAATCTTTCCAAGAACCTTTGTATGATTTGTTTAGAATAGCACTAACGACACCATAAATACCATCAGGAATTCCTTGTTCGTTTTTTAAAATATTATTTAAAAATTTAATATTTGGCGTTCTTAGAGCGCTTATCATAGCAAAAACGTCTTCGGTTGGGTCTGATGTGTTGTATCTATTTTGAAAATTGGCCGCAGTTGTTCTACGAACATATTCTTCCTGTAAGTCAACAGCCCTTCCATCAATCATTACCTCACCTAACGACAATAATGCTTTTCCTGATTTTATGGGCCTGGCAGTCTCAATATATCTAAGTTGTGCTCTTGGTTTTAAGAAAGTAAAATCGGTATCTCTATTTCTTCCGTCAAAGGTATATGTGTCATAAATTCGTTCTATACTTTCTTCCTCTGTTTCTTCGAACCATACGATATTTTTTTTAGCGTTATTTAATTCACTACATTGTGTGTGACTCACAACCTCCTCAAAAGTTAAACTAGAAATATTACTACTATTATACATATTAGTAAGTGTGAACGGATAATTGTTGTCATCTTTTTTTACCGCTCCGATTGCAAACATTCTATATTGATGATCTTCTGGCACATTTTTGTTAAGAACATAATAAAACGCTCTCCAATGTCTATAACTTGTATATAAATTTCCAGAACCAATTTTGGTGGTGCACCAATAATTACTTATAGAGTGTGGGTGTGTATCTTTTAAACAATTTTGTAATCCACCGTAGGCTATTGATTGTTCTTTTGATTCGATTTTAATGATTGTTACTCCATTTGCGTCATAAAGTTTTTTTCTTTTAGCCTCCCACATTTCGTAAGCTTTTGGAAGAAATCTTGATAAGTTAACACCTTCAATTTGTATTCTTTCGCCTTCCTCTATTCCTTCTTCTTCTACTACTTCTTCTGGGCCTTCAACATATCGTTCAATGAAAAATATGATTTGTGGCCATGTATATGTTTGAATATCTCTTATTCTACCAAGATCAGAAGCTGGAAATTCTGGAAATCTTTGTTTTAGTGCAAATAATTGTGGAATGTCACGATTATTTGGTGGATTGGAAAGTGGTCTTAAATTTCCTTTCTTTTGATTGAAGAAATCGATAGCATCATCCATTGATGCTTCACTAATTGCCATATTTGTTTCAGCTGCCTGTGTTACCCATATCGCTTTCACTTTAGCGATTGCATTTACCTTCTTTTTAATGGTTTCGTTATGCGTTGCGGTGTCGTCAGGTTGTTCTGGCTGTGGGGTTTCTATTTGATTAGGTTCTGGACGAGCTGCTCGTGGATAAAGTCGGTCTCCTGGCTCTTGTTGTTCAGGTTCATCATCATCTGGCATTTGTAAATTACCTTCTCCGTCTCTTTCGTCTCTTTCATTATCGTCTGGCTCTAAACCACCTGGGTGATTTACCTGTTCCCACAAATAGTTAATAATTATATCTTCAAATTTCATAGGTTATAAATATTCAATAAATATCTTATTAGAGTATATATAAGTAAATACCTTAATTTTTGTTATATGATTGACAACTTGGTAAAAAAAATTGGATATTACTCCATTTATGAAACGAAAAAGAATATTAAAAAGAAATATAGGGTAGATAGCGGTGAAACATTACACCTTGCCAGATTCAATAAAACAATAACAAATCCATATAGAGATGTTAAAAATTTCGAGACGCTGGCTGCCGCTACATCATATATAAAAAAGAAATTAAACAAGAAAGCAAAGGCGAAGAAAAAGATATTGAAGACGTTACCAAAATCGTTATATTTGGTTTTGATTAAGGAAGAAAAAACGGGAAAGACGTTTGTAAAAGTTGGATTCACAACCAAACGATTTATCCATAGAAGATTCAGTAAAATTTATGGATATGAGGGGTACGCACTTGAATCGATATTAAGAAGGGTTAATTCGCCTGACGCTGAGGAGCTGGAAAAGGAAATAAAAGATAAGTTAAATAAAAAAAGGTCGGTAAAAAAATACCGACCAATTCTTGAAAATTTCTCCGGATACTCCGAATGTTATGATTTTATATGTTTAAGTGATATTGTAAAAATATTTGACGCTGTTGCCAATAAGGTTATCTAAGTAAATTTAAAACTTTATCAATTATATCGCCCTGAGCGTTAAGATAGTCATCATATATTTTCTTATCGTTCTTTGGCATTTTATCATAGGTGTCTTGTCCCCAAACACCGTCAGTTGGGTAGACCCCAATTATTTGTTGATATTTTTCTATAGCTTGCTTTGTGGATGGTCCAACGATTCCGTCAACTTTTAGGTTTGCTTTTAATCTTGTGTTTAGAAAATTCTGTATTGTTTTTGTTTGTTTTTGTTCTTCCTGTTGTTCTCTTAAATTTAGAATTTTGCTACTGTCGGAATTTTCTTCTTTAATAACACCATCGATGATGTATTTTATTTGTGATTCGGTAAAAATATATTTTTTCATATTATTCTTTTGATTTTGAATTTTATTGAGACTTATTTTTTCTTTGATATGGTGATATTTGTTTCGATAAAATGTCGTTTCTTAATTCTTTATTTTCTTTTTCTAGAAACTCAACTTTTGTGCTGAGTGCAGAAACTTGACTTGTTAATTCTAAAATTTCTTTACGCATCTGGTCTTTTTCTTTTGATGCTCTTTCTAGAAGCGCTTCTAGTTTGGTGATTCTTTTGTCGCAATCATCTTTCATAATATTGTCGGTTTTTTCTTTTAGTGATATACGCTTCTCGTAAAAACGCCAAGCGCTTGCCGAGCCGAATACGGTTATTATGGTTATAATTACGGTATAGATAGAAGTAGCATCCATTACAGAATAAATATAATAACTATATAAAATGTTCATTTAATTTTGTATCTTTATAAAAAAAAACGATGATACCGAAATACGAGCTGGTGAATTTTAATGATAAGTTATATTATGTCTATAGAACTATACCTGAAGAACAGGTAAAAGAAGGTTGGTTAAATGAATTAAAAGAACATTGGATGTGTGACCTTGTTTTGAAAAATAAGAAGATTAATGATAATATATTGGTCTTTTTGCGTGAAATTCCGGACGCAGAAATAATAGAAGACGACGCTCCAAAATTAATCGATGGTTAAGGTGTTTTATCAATGCTTGGTTTGATTGTTTTAACAAGTGGTTTTACCGTGGTTGTTTTTTCATTGACCGCATCAAAATTTTTAATAATATCGTTTAGAATTGCTGCCAATTCGTAATTTTCACACTCTTCATTCTTTTTACACAAAACAATGGTGAAACTTTTAATCTCATCTGTAGTTAAATTTCCTTTAATTCTTAATGATGTTTTCATTAATTTAAATACAATGTACTGCATACCGATTTTCTTGTCCGAAGAAAGTCCGAAATATCCAGTTGTGGTAACATGAGCAAGAATCGTATTAGACACATTATCAAGAAATAAAATAAAATTTGGGTGGTTTACATTGATATCCATGTTGAGTGTTTAGTAATAAATATTTTATTAAATAGAAAGGGGGAAAATTATTTTCCCCCCCTTTCCAAAAATAAAATAACGAAGTTTATTATTTACCCCATTTTTTATTCTTAACGATTTGGGAAATAATTGAGTAAACGGACAAATCTTTATAGGTGTCGTCTATTGCTTCCCCAACATTATCTTTTCCCCCAAGAACGACAAGTTGTTTAATTCTTTGGATTTTATCATTCGTCCTGAACCATATACCAGTTAATGATAATTTTATTTCTTCTGGGGTTTCAAGTTTAGTCCCTACTGAAATATTTTCGGGTCCGTAATTTGATTGCTTAAGGCAGAACAATTCATATTGATCGTTCACAATCCTTTTGAATTCCTTGGTCATTTCTGGATATTTGGCTTCCATTTCTTTAACGACTGGATTCTTTTCTGGTTTTGTTTTTGTTGTTTCTTCGTCCATAATGTTTGTTTTTATTGAAATATAACCAATTTATTTCAATTTTCCAAATATTTATAAAAAAATATTAGTATGGCTACCAAGAAATCAGAAGAAAAATCATCACATCCGGGCGCAGAGGGGAATGTTCCCAAGTCAAGACAATTAATTAGAATGTTATCATTTAGAATTGTTCCTGCCTATTACAAAAAAATAGAAAAAGTAGCAGACAGCCAAGGCACTACAGTATCGGCATTAATAAGAAGATATATCAAAGAAGGAATGGTCAAGGATCTTGAAATGAGCGGTGAAAATACTGAATTCAGAATTGAATAAGATTATAAGTTACAAGAAAAACCCCGTCAAAAGCGGGGTTTTTTCATTTCATAAGGTGAGGTTTTGATTCTTGTAACCCAGCATTGGTGACTATCACATAAGTTGGGTGAAATTCGGTCAAATTAGACGCCCCATTGTACGATAATCCAGATTTGATGCCATCCACCAACCCATCGATTGTGAATCGCACACCCCCTTTAAATGGAACTACGGTGGATTCCCCCTCAACATTTCTTTCTTCTTTATTATGGGTAATTTTTGTTTCCAACGATGCAGAACCACGATACCTTTTATATAATGCTCCTGATTGGTGATCTTGGATTATTTTTCCTGGCGTTTCTTCCGTTCCTGCAAGTAATGAACCCAACATCACAGAACTGGCGCCGATAGCTAGTGCTTTACATATGTCACCACTTGTCCTGATTCCACCATCAGCCATTACTGGGGTTTTAGCAACCGCTATAATTTCCTCAAGGGCGGTTACATTTGGTACACCAAAACCAGTTTGAATCCTAGTCGTACAAAGACTTCCTCCCCCCAACCCGACCCTTAATCCATCGGCGCCAGCGGATTCTAATTCCATTGCGGCGTCTGCAGTTACAATATTACCAGCAATTATATCGATTCCTTTTGGTAAAGTGTCTTTACACCATTTAACCATATTAATCACATTTTCGTGGTGCCCGTGAGCAACATCAATAACAAGAATATTTGCCCCCGCTTTCACTAAAGACCAGGCTCTTTTTTTGTCTTCTTCTTGAACGCCGATTGCCGCCATAATTGGATTAAACCCAATTTCTTTCATCCAGATGTCGGCAATTCCATAATTAAATTTATCTTTCCCCAATATGAGATTGATTAGTTCATCAACTTGATTGGATTGTTCCTCGGCGGTCATAAATCTATGAATACAACCCACACCACCGAGCAAATACATTTTATAGGCCATATCAACTTCACAAATAGTATCCATAGGGGATGCCACAAAAGGATTTAATAAACCATATCGTCTACTAACCATTGTCTTTAATGATATATCATTTCTCGATTTTACTTTTGAAAATGAAGGTGTGAGTAAAATGTCATCATATGTTAGGGCTGTTTTCATAGTGGAATCGTTTATAATTGAAATATACATTATTTTTATCAAAGAAACAAATTACTTTTTCATTCTTTCCCCAAAATCCTTTCCGTCTTTTGTTAAGAAAAAAACTTCTTCAGTATTGTCATCTTCATAAGAATCTATTAGACCTTTTTTCTTTAAACTGTTGAGAACACAAGATGAAATCATTAACCTCATAACATTAAAAAATTCTTCTTCAGAGTAAGCCGAGCACCCATCTGATATTTCACCTTGAATAAATTTTTCGGTAAGTGAATCATAAAGTATAATTCGAGCTGGCTCAACATCTGTTATTTGATTCTCGTTGAAAAAATCGTCTTCTTGTAATAAATTAATCATTTTATTTCCCAGTTCTATAACTTGTGGTTGATATGTTTTTTCCATATTTCTGTTTTTAGAATACAAATCTACAAAAAAAAATGAAACGTCCGACAGTATTTGTTGAAAATAGTTAAAATTTTGTGTATATTCTAAAAAAAAGAAATATGGATAGGATATTCGTACAAATTGCGGATATTTATTTGTATGAAGAAATGTAAAAAATGTGAAATAGAAAAAGATTATAACGATTTCTATACGAATAAAAATGTATGTAAGAAATGTTGTAATGAAAACTCAAAAATCCATCAAAAAAAATGGAGAGAAAAAAATAGAGAAAAAATAAAATTAATCTGCAAGGAATATAGAAAAAACAATTTAGAAAAATCAAAGCAAGCCCAAAAGAAATGGTATAATGAAAATTCAGAAAAACAGAAAGTATATAGAAAAAAATATTTAGAAGATTTTCCAGAAAAAGTAAAAGAAAGTTGGGTAAAATATAGAGAAAAAAATAAAGATAAAATGAAAAAAAATAGTAAAGAATATGCAAAAAAAAATCGAACTAAAATAAATGTATATGCTGTGAATAGAAGAAAGTCGTCCCCCATTTTAAGAATATCTCATAATGTAAGAGGAAGAATAAGAGACTTTTTGAAATCAAAAAATATGAAAAAAAATAATAAAACATTTGAAATCATTGGATGTACTCCTCAACAGTTAAAAGATCATTTAGAACAACAATTTACTGTTGGAATGTGCTGGGAAAATTATGGTTATTATGGATGGCATATTGATCATATTATATCATTAGATTCCGGGGAAACTGAAGAAGAAATATATAAACTGTGTCATTATACAAATCTTCAACCTTTATGGTGGGAGGAAAATTTATCAAAAAGCAACAAATAATATGAAAGAAACTATTTTTGTCCAACTGGCGGCATACCGAGACGCTGAGCTAATCCCCACAATTAAACATATGTTGGAAAATGCTCTTCACCCAGAAAATTTAAGATTATCAATTGTTCGACAATACCATCCTGACGATAAGTTTGATGATTTATCGGAATATGAAAATGATGAAAGATTTCGTATCGTTAATATTCCATATAACGAGGCGAAAGGCGTTTGCTGGGCTAGGAATTTAACACAAGAAGCCTACCAAGACGAAGAATATACATTACAAATAGATTCCCATATGAGGTTTATTAAACAATGGGATGAAAAGTCAATCAAAATGATAAAAGACCTTCAGAAAAAAGGTTACAAGAAACCACTTTTAACTGGGTATGTGTCTTCCTATAACCCTGAAAATGACCCAGCTGGAAGAATAACCGTTCCGTGGCGAATGGCTTTTGATAGATTTATTCCAGAGGGAGCGGTGTTCTTTCTACCTGAAACAATTCCAGGGTGGGAAGAATTAAATTCACCTGTACCATCACGATTTTACTCGGCACATTTTTGTTTTACTCTCGGGCAATTTTCAAAAGAAGTTCGGCACGATCCCGAATTTTATTTCCACGGAGAAGAGATATCGATTGCGGTTAGGGCGTTCACGCACGGGTATGATTTGTTCCATCCACATAGAATCATTTGCTGGCACGAATACACACGAAAGGGTAGAACCAAACATTGGGACGATAATAAAGATTGGGGAGAAAGAAATTCCAAATCACATTCTAAAAATAGAAGACTATTCAGTATGGATGGTGAGGTTTACAATCCAGAAGAATTTGGTATATATGGTTTTGGAAATAAAAGAACATTAAGAGATTATGAAAAGTATGCTGGTATACTTTTTAGTCAAAGATCTGTTCAACAATATACGCTAGATAAGCACTATCCACCTAATCCGTATAATTTCGAAACTGAAGATGAATGGATGAATAGTTTTGCAAAGATATTCAAGCATTGCGTTGATGTAAATTATTCTGATGTTCCCGAAAAAGATTATGATTTCTGGGTGGTGGCATTTCACGGTTCAGATAATGAAACCATTTATAGAAAAGATGCAGATAAATCAGAAGTTACAAGATTACTGAATGACCCAGAACACTACGCAAAAATATGGAGAGAATTTCAAACAGACAAACAACCAGCATATTGGGTGGTCTGGCCTCACAGTGAATCAAAAGGTTGGTGCAATAGATTAACTGGAAACTTATGAAAAAAGTAGTTTTAACATTAACAACAATACCTAATAGGTTATCGAAACCGATAGATAATGGCGTTGAAAAAGTGATAAGGTTTTTATGTAATCTATCATATGATGATTATGAAATACATTTTAATATTCCATATGTAAATAAAAAAACTAACGAAGTGTATGAGATTCCCGATTGGCTTAGGTTACTTGATTGTTGTACATCAGAAAAATTGAAGATTTATAGAACTGAAGACTATGGTTCTTTAACCAAGCTATTACCAACAATCCAACGAATCACCAATCCAGAAACTGTTATTATAACAGTAGATGATGATTTGGAATATATAGATGGATTCATCGAAGAACATTTGAAGAAACGAGAAGTGTATCCTGACTGTGCTCTTGGCTTTGCTGGTATTGCATCTATACCAAATGGTATTTGTCATTTCTGTACTCCCGTTAAAGAAGATACAAGAGTTAAAATACTTGAAGGGTATAAAACTATTTCTTATTTACGCAAATTCTTTCAAAGTGACTTTGAAGAATTTGCTGTTGGTAATAGTTGGAATGATGATATGATTATTTCTGCTTATTTAGGTAAGGAAAGGATTCATAAGATTGTATTAGCCTATGATAAAGAAACAGATTTCAGGGCAAGAGCCGAGTCATTTCCAGTTGTAAGAAGTTTACCAAACGATGCGGGAGGATGTTATTTATATAAAATAGAAGGGATTCCTGATAATCACGATGTCTATTATAAAGCTGGATACTTGGAACGATGAGAAATAGAATTTACAATTCGGTTTATGATTTTCGTATCGATAAAAAATTCTGGAAAACCACTGCGTTATCTGGCCACGATCATGATGTATATAGAAGTAAGCCTGGGCCATATATAAAAAAGGAAATTGAAATAGCAAAAAAACTTGGATTAAGAACCTTCGTTGAGATTGGGTCGTGTAGACTTGCTCTTTCAAATAACTGCATAGATTATTTTTATAATAGTTCGGATCCTTATATTTCTCCACCGTGTTGCAATGATGGGCACGCCAGTATATTTTGGGCTCTTGAGGGGTTCAATGTTCACACGGTAGACATTGACACAAATTGTTCAAAACAAATTGTTTGGTCTTTTAATAACATAAATAAACCGTTTCCAAATAATTTGGTTGCTCATATACCTATGGATGGTATTGAGTTTTTACAGAATTTCAAGGGGAGTATAGATATATTATTTCTTGATGGTTGGGATATTGGTACTCCAAATTATCAACAAAAACATTTGGATGCATATATGGCTAGCGAGGATAAGTTATCCGTCACATATTTAGTAATAATAGATGATACGGATTTTGACATTCCTGGCGAAGGGAAAGACGCTTTGTTGTCACCATATCTGATTAACAAAAATTATATAATGTTGTTTAATGGTAGACAAACATTATTTATTAATAAATTTTAAATGAACAATATAAAATATTGGGACGATAATATCGTTGAGAGTTGTGTTGGCCACGAAGTTAATGTGATGAAAATGTACTTTTTATCTAAAGGAAAAAAGAAAATAAAATATATAGATATAGGAGCTAATACTGGCAAGTATTATGATGTCTTGATAAAGAACAATTTTGAAATAGAAAAAGTAATAATGGTTGAGCCCGCTCGGGCTCTTTTCAATTATCTGGTGGAAAAATTTAAAAATATTCCAAATTCTTTCATATACGATTATGCTATTAGTGATTATAATGGTGATGGTAAACTAAATGTTTGGAATTTAGAATACGACACGGAAAATATTGAAAATAAACCTTTAAATAGTATAAATTTGGGGCTTTCCAAATTATCCGATAATGGTCAAGATGTGAAACTAATATCGGGGTATAATTTTTTAAGACTGATGGGCGATGATTTTGATTTCATTAAAATTGATACAGAAAATAGGGATTATAATATTTTATCATCAATTAACGATTACATTAAGTCGTTAAAGAATAAACCATATATCATATATGAGCACAATTATCATAACGATATTTCATACGATGGTGCAAAATTTATTTATGAAAAATTTGTTTCTGAATGTGATTATGATGGTTTACCCTTCGATAACCTACATAGTAGTGTATATTTAACACCTAAAAAATAAATGGTAACAATAGTAACAGGAATTTGGGATATAAAGAGAGACGAACTGTCCGAAGGCTGGAACAGGGGATTTAATCATTATTTAAATCATCTACAAAATTTGATGGAAACCAATGATAATATGATTATTTTCATTGAGGAAGAACATAAAGATTTTGTGGAATCACATCGTAAAAAAGAAAACACTCTCATTGTTGTTAGAGATTTATCTTGGTTTAAAAACAATGGCGACATCTACGAAAAAATACAAAAAATAAGAATACAACCAAATTGGTATAACCAATCTGGATGGCTTCCTGAAAGTACTCAAGCCAAGCTGGATATGTACAATCCGATTGTAATGTCTAAAATGTTTTTGTTGAATGATGCTGCAATTTTAGATCCATTTAATTCGACGCATTTGGTTTGGGTTGATGGGGCGTTAACGAACACTGTTCATAGTGGGTATTTCTGGAAAGACAACGTAATTCAAAAATTGGAAAAGTATTTTAACAAGTTTAGTTTTGTTTGTTTTCCTTATAATGGAAAGGTGGAAATACATGGGTTCGAATATTCAGGAATTTGTAAGTATGCTGGCGATGAAGTAAATATGGTGGCTCGTGGCGGAATATTTGGTGGGCCTAAAAGTAGTATTCAAGATGTGAACAACATATATTATTCATTGTTGAATAATACGTTGTCCGAAGGATTGATGGGGACAGAAGAAAGTTTGTTCACGATTATGGTTTACAAATATCCAGAAACATTTTCGTATTATGAAATAGACGAGAATGGACTATTGGGTAAATTCTTCGAAGATTTAAAAAATGATTCATTAGAATCTAAGGTTATAACTTTAAAAAACCAACCAGCTCATCAGCCTGTAGGCATAAAAAATGATTTAGATGTGTCCAAAGTCGGGTTATATGTCATTACATTCAATAGTCCTGACCAGTTCGAAAAATTAATTTTTTCTATGCTGGAATATGATAGAAATTTCATTGATAAAACAAAAAAATTCTTATTGAATAATTCTACCGACTTAACAACCACGCCGAAATATGTTGAATTATGTGAAAAATATGGATTTGAGCATATAAAAAAGGATAATATTGGGATCTGTGGCGGGAGACAGTTTATCGCCGAACATTTTGATGAAACAGATTTGGATTTTTATTTCTTTTTTGAGGACGATATGGGACTTTATTCTAAAATTGGGGAAGTGTGTAAGAATGGGTTTAATAGATATATGACAGATTTATATCAAAAGTCATTAGAAATTATTAACAAAGAAAATTTTGATTTTTTGAAGTTATCATTTACTGAGTTTTATGGGTCTAACAACATACAATTTTCTTGGTATAATGTCCCTCAACATATTCGCACTTCTGTGTGGCCTAATAATTGTACGCTACCCAAACAGGGATTATCCGATACTGCCCCGAGAACTAAATTTGATTCTATAAATGTTCATAAAGGGCTTGGTTATATTTCTGGTCAAATATATTTGTCAAACTGGCCTATTATTATGAGCAAAAAAGGAAATTATAAATGCTACCTTGAAACTATCTATCAATCACCATTTGAATCGACTTTGATGAGTCATTGCTTTCAACGAACAATTAATGGTGAAATTAATCCTGGAATATTATTACTTTCACCTATAGAGCACTGTCGTTTTGATCATTATGACGGTAAAATAAGAAAAGAAGTTTAAAGTATTTTGTTTGATTTTTCTAAATTTTCTTCCCACCATAATGGTTGAAGATTTGTATAATGGCATAATTTATATATTTCATCTTCTGTTATTCCAGAGTCTAATGGAATAATATGGTCTATATGCCATCCAAATTGTCCGTGGTTTTCCCAAGACATTCCAATTGTAAATTGTTTTTCTAAATATTCTTTTAACTCCTGTGGCGTACAACCAACTATTTCAAAAGTTTTATATTTTTTATTGAAAGACTTTAATTTTAAAATTTCTTTAATCCTTGCACTAACTCTTCTTTTAATTTTATATAGGGGGGTCTGTGTGATATTTTTTTCTTCTTGTTTCATTGCGTTTTTCGTTATATTTATGATTCATATTACATATATGATGTTTATTTATTTTGTAATATGCTCGTTTATATTCCTTCAGCTCTTCGTTATTTTTATCCCTCCACATTTTATGAGAACCTGGATTATTTTTACGATATTCCTTACTTATTCTATTAACGCAAATTTTACACCAATGATGTATTCTATTATTAGTCTTGTCTTTATAGCCAAATTCATCTAAATCTTTTTCAATGCCACATTTAGTGCAGATTTTTGTTTCCATAATATTCTTTCAATAATTTTTCTATTAATCTGGATTTTTTAATTTTATCGTCAACCATACGATTAAAAATTCGTCTATCTAAACTGATTCCAAATTTTATTTTTTTATCTTCAGTTGGCATTGATTTTCTACCCATAGTAATAAATATTGGTTAAATTGAAAAAGTGAAACTTTTATTAAGATTTATTCTGTTTTCTTTTCTTCTTCTTTCTTCTTTGGCATATCAGGTTGTTGTAGACCTTTTTTCATGTTGTCTTTCTTTTCCTGTTCTTTTTTGGCGGCTTCTTCGTGTTGTTTATGAATTGCTGCTCTTTCTTTTTCTGTTAGACTAAACCCACTCATTTTGTATTGTTTTTAATGTTTTCAATTATTATTTCGGTGACTCGTGCCGCTGCTTCTGCTTCGGCATCTACTCCTGGCGTTTGATTAATTTCGACCACTAATTTGTCAAAATTATCTTTAATTGCACTAATGATTTCCTCTGCTGTTACAACGGTATCTAAATCAGTATCCCTAACTACTCTATAGGTAATTGGGAAAGTTACTGTTTCAAAGGATCCTTCAACGGCGTCGGCAATAAGAATCTTGGCTGCATCCTCATATAGATTTACCAATTTAGGTACTTTGGCGTCGTCCATACCATACAGAAATCCGATTCTTCTCCATTTATCAATTAAATTTTCAATCATACATCATACTTTTTCTGTTTTTAACTCCATAATGCTCAAAGCGTCATTTTTCTTTTCTAATAAAACAGCACATTTTTCGTACGCTTCTTGGTCTTCGAATATTTTTATTAATCCGTTCACAATTTCGATATACAGCTCTAAATCGTTGTCATACGAAAGAACGGTGTTTGTCATATGATAACTAATTAAACTTTCATTGTCAAGGCTTTTACAAAAATCGTATATCATTTGTGTCTCGGTATCTGTGTATATACCAAGATGAAGAATTCTAATCGCTTGTAAAATAAAATTAACTGACATAACACATATAAATACATAAATTCTATTAGATTACTTATATTTATAGAATATTTATCATCATATGAAAATGATAATCACAGAAAATCAAGTTAAATCCTTGATGAAAATATTGGAATCAGAAGAGTCAATACCTAGTTTTCAAGGTGTGGTAATTCCATCCCAATTAAATAAGCTAGGGTCTTTAATGGATAAAAACGGAATGGATGTTTTAACAAAAAAATTCGGTCCTGAAGTTGTAAGTAAATTAAAACAACTTTTTGGTATTGACAAGTTAACGGACACTCCAGTATCAAAAATAAAAAATTTTATAGATTCAAAAATATCTTCTAATCTTACATTATCAAACCCTTTAGGGGATCCAAATTTTAAGGTTGGGAGCGGGTTTAATGCTCTTCGGGGTGGTAAACCACATCAAGGAGTAGACATTCCAGCCAATAGTGGAACGCCTGTATATGCTCCAGAAAATGGGACAGTTATTGCGGCCAAAGATACAACACCAAACCGTTGCGGCGGATTTATACAACTTGACCACGGAAAGGTAATTACAAAATATTGTCATTTAAGTAAATGGAGCGTGGCACAGGGAGAAACTGTAAAGAAAGGACAAGTAATAGGTTATACTGGCGGTGGATTGAATGACCCATATCGTGGTGATTCAAGTGGAGCACATTTACATTATGAAATAAAAGATAAAAGTGGGTTAGCGTTAAACCCGCAACAATCACAATTTGGATTAGTATAATATAAATAATATGACGATATTAGAATATAGTTTCATTGAAGAAAGAGGTTTATTGAATGTATACTTCACAATGACCCAAGATGATGAAGATGTTGATAGATCATTAACATTTAATCTTTGGGATATTGAATATTATCTACCGACAATATCCAGCGTGGATGATTTATCACACATAACAGAAGATATGGTACACGAATTGGTTGCTCAATATCTGAAGGAAAATGAATTTTTAGAAGAAGACGAAATTTAAAACTATGGAATTTTTAGACGATAAAAAGAAAAAAATATTAAATGAGTTCGCTAAGTTTGCGATAAAGCAGCTTAAAATAAAAACGCCGCCTACTATTGCTATTCAGGACGGAAGAGGTAAATTGAAAACTACGGCAGCATATGACTACACAAAAGACGATAAAGTTTTGAAAGTAAACTGTAAAAACAGACTAATCGTTGATGTATTAAGAAGTATGGGACATGAACTCAATCATCACAAACAATGGGAAGATGGCCGTTTAAAGGTTAAACCACCCGACATCGGCGGTCCAATTGAGGATGAAAGTAATGCTGTTGCTGGTCAATTGATTAAAAAATTTGCAAAGATTGACAATACTATATATGATGAATAATTTTGTCCCATTTGATATTGGATACGAATTATAATAGAGGTTTGTGTATTTATATGTTATGAAAGTAATAATTACTGAGAGACAATTAAAAGAATTAGTGTCAGGGATAACGTCTAAACAAATTGATGAGGCTGACGAAACTCCAGAGGATGCTGAGCCAAAATCTGGAGCATCCGATGATCAAGTTGGAGGAACTCCACCCCCACCAGGAGGAACGGAAGGTGGTTGTCCAGATACACATAAATGGGAAAGTGGCGCATCAAGAGGGCCAGATAATTTAGTTGCAAATACTAAATGGCCTTCAGCGGGTCAACAACCACAAAGAGGAGTTGCAAATCCATTATACAATTATTAAACAACAAAACATTCAATAGTATGAGAAAAAATAGAATAAATAGAAATGTAGACGTACAGAGAATTCATTTATTAATGAATTATAACCCAGAAAAAACCTTAAATGAAAATGTTGACATCATTAATGAAGTTGACACGGGTAGATTAGGAACAGCTGTTGGAGCTGGCGTTGGTGGAGCAGCTTTAGGTGCAGGACTAGGTGCTGCGGCTACAGGTGGAATTGGAAGTATTGGAGGAGCTGCTCTTGGTTCAACTGCGGCTGCAGGTGCTGCATCCAATATCGGTATTGCTTTAGGCGCGACAAGTATGGGTGCCGCTGCCGCAATTGGTGGGGCTGTTTTAGGTGGAGCTGCGGCTTTAGCGGTTCTTCCATTGGCGTACTGGTTAATAACAAAAGACACTAACGCAGGAAAAGTTAAAAGAATTTTTAATTATTGTGTTCAAGATATTAATAAAATTAATAAGATACCAAGAAAAATAAATGACGTTGAAATTAGAAATTTATCGGATCAGTTATATGACGCAATGAGCGGTCTTGGTACTGATGAAGAAAAAGTTTATGGAGCTTTTAAATCATTAGAATCTGCATCAGATTTTTGCTCGTTAGTTGTTAGATTTAATAAAGATTATGGCGATTTATATGAATGGCTGGACGATGATTTTGACTCACCAAGCGAATGGGAACAAATATATAGACCAATTAGAAATGTTGTTGAGGATACTTTAATGTCAATAAAAGATGATTCTGGAGGTGCAGGTGGTCCACAACCAGGTGTAGGTGGTGGTAATGGTGGTTATAAACCTTGTCCAGGTCCGACATTTACACAAGGTTGCTCTAATATAAACATACAACTATTACAAGGATGTTTAGGACTTGTCCAAGACGGAAAATTTGGTCCTAAGACATTGGCTGGCATCAAGGCTAAGATTCCAACATTTGATGGTACACTTACGCCAGAAATAATTGCCGAATTAATGAAGAATTGTAAAGGTAGCGGCGGAGCCGATGCTCCAATGACTAAAGAACTTTTTGATGCGCTGACGGCTCAGGGGAAAATAAGATACGGAAGTTTAAATGGTAGTAATGCTAAATTTTATTTTGTTCAAAAGGGGGGTATTAACGATGTTAATTTACCATCTTTAGACGCATTCTTAAAGACAAAAGGATATGAAAAAGTGTCTGACGCTGATATGTTACAAATTGGTGGAGATGAGATGGGTGCGATGTGGTCTAATCCTAATGAGGTAAGTGCGGCAAGAGACCTTCAAAGAGTGGGAATTAGACCGCCATCGCAACAAAACACACAAATACCAAACCAAACACTATCAGAAAGGGCGTTCGCAAAATACGAGAAATCTAAATTACTTAAAGATGCAACAGTGACGGAGCAAACTAGAATGGAGCTTGGAAAACGAACAGGTGGTCTTAATCCATCTGGAAAAATTGATAATAAGTTACCTATGTGCGTTCAACAATTACCTGGCGGAAGTACAGGAATTTCTAAATTTGGTCAATATGTTAAAATACCTGAAGGTATTGATGCTCAATCGATAGGTAAAAAAGGTGTTTATTTTTGGCAAAATGGTCAAGTTGTAACAGGTGACCGTACACTTAATGGTACATATACTTGTATTGGTGGTACGCCAGATCCAAATAGTCCATATAAAAATATAAAAATAACTTGGAAAACTGCCCCTATTGATAATAAAGCATTAGCTGGCGGGGAAACGGCGCCAGAAACAACACCAAAAGTTGGGTATAAACCGTGTACAAATTTCCCATTTACACAAGGATGTGTTAATGATAAAATAAAACAATTACAAACCTGTTTGGGGTTAACTCCTGACGGACATTTTGGACCTAAAACATTGGCCTCTATAAAGGTTAAGATTCCCACCTTCGATGGTAATTTAACACAACCTATTATAGATGAACTTATGAAGGGTTGTCAAGGTGGAAATAAAAGTTCATTAATACCGAAACCTGTCTTTAAAGATATTGAATCACCATCTTTATTAAAACCAGGCACATCAACAGACTATATGCTGGCGGGTAAAAAAACGCTGCAAGAAATGTTCAAAAAGATTATTTAATTATTAAAGATGATAAATATATCCTATAATTTCTGATATTTATTATTGAGTTTGGCAATTTGGCCATCGTCAAATGATAAAAGAGGAAACGAAAGGGAGGTATTTCAAAATCTAAAAAGTAAGGGGTTTTGAATCCCCTTATTTTTTTGCCTGGAAGTGGAGGCGCCGCTATTGAAAGCGGGTCTTGCTCGCCCAAACATAAACGGACTACACGCTTATTCTGTTATTCACAACAGACAAATATTTGGTTTTTATTTTTTCATCATCACCAACAACTGTGAACGGTTCATATATAACGGGATAGAACCGTAAACACCTTCCCTTTTATGAAGAATTCTGTTGCTAGGTAATCTCTTCAGTATTCACCCCTGTAACTACCCAAAGTTAATTAAGCTGTTACTTTAGAAGTTGCAAGTAAACCTGCAAGTTCCATTTGATTGTAAATGTTGCCGTTTAAAAGGCTACCATCATAGATTTAAGTCGTAGATGATGTCCGACTGCGTGCCCATTTATACTAGTGACGCCAATCAACACCTGTCGCCCCCGTATAGTTTCAAAGAACTTTTACAAATATACTAATAAATATTGGATTAACCAACTTGTTTTATAAAAAAAATTATGTTATCTTTAAGAAAATAAAGATTTATGAAAAACAAGAAAAACAGCGTAGTTGTGGTTTTTTCATCCCATCTTGGAGAAGAAAAGAATCAAGAATTTATCAATCACATCCACAAAACAATAGGATGTGTACACGGTGTCATTCGTTATGAGAACTATAATGAATTTTCACTACCAGAGCTTTATAACAAAGCACTTAAAGAAAATTCAAAGGATAATACGATTATGGTATTTTGTCATCCTGACATTAAAGTTAAAACGAAAAATTGGGGTCGTGTTCTTTTAAATCATTTTAACAATTCTGAGTATGGTATTATAGGTCTTGCTGGAACAACATATCTCGGAGCATCTGGAATGTGGTGGGAAGATAAGAAAACTATGTTTGGGATTGTTAATCATACAGATGGTGAAAGAGAGTGGGAAAGTAGATTTTCACCACCAATTCAAGGCATACAGCCAGTTGTTACAGTTGACGGTGTATTCGTTGCTGTGGATCCTGGAAAATTGGAACACGGATTCGATGAAAAATATGGTAAATTCCATTTCTACGATTTAGGGTTCTGTGTTCCTAATTATTTGGATGGCGTCGATCTTGGCGTTATTTCTTCTATTAGAATAGTTCATAGTTCAGTTGGTATAACAAATGAAGACTGGGAAGTTAATAGAATTAAATTCGCTGAAGAATATAAAGATGAACTACCTATAGCGTTGGAGCCGATTATTAAAGATATCGATATTAAATTAACTAAAGAACCGAAAGTAACTGTAATCATTCCAACAAAAAATAATTTCAATATTTTAAGAAGTAATATTGTTTCTTGGAAAACATTTGTTAAGTACAAAAATTATGAAATTTTGATTGCAGATACTGGTAGTGACCCTGAAGTTAAAGAAAAGTATGAAGAAATAGTTGATTATAATGTGAAGGTGGTGGAATATGATTATTTCAATTTCGGTCAAATTAATAACGATATGGTTAAAAACCATACAACCGAAGAAACTGAAATTGTTTTATTCTGTAATGATGATATTAAATTGTTAAATGACGCGCTTAGCAGATGTGTTCAGGTGTATAATGAAACAAAAAGTCCTGGAACTTTTGGTATTAGATTACATTATGAAAATGGGACTGTTCAACATAACGGGATTATCTATTTTGAAGATAAGGAAGGTAACTTACATCTCACACATAAAGACATAAGAAAATCAGACAACTACACTACGACAACTCAATATAAAACACACGGGAATACTGGTGCATTTATGTTAATCAGTAGAAAATTGTTTCTTGAACTTGGTTGTTTCAATGAAGAATATATTGAATGTTTTGAGGATGTAGAATTAAATCTTAAATGCCGGCTGAATAGAAAACAAAACATAACCGTATCCGATGCTGTGGCGTACCATTATGAATCGCTTACAAGAGATAAGGATCCAAGAAAACTCGAGAAATTAAATCTTGATTATCAGAAAAGATTACATCCTTTCTGGAAGGAAAACAAAGAAGAGTTGAAGAAATTACTGAAGTAATTAATCGAATTCGTGCCACTTAAGCCCTCTTTTTTCAATACCACAAAGGAGGGCTTTTTCTATGTCACAATGGTAAATAATGGTTTGATTATCGGGACTAATCATACAGGTGTTACCCATCATTGCATCGTTGTATTTGTCCATATCTATATCAGGATAATCCTTCAATAAATCGTTGATTTCAGACTCTATAAACCCCTGTGGGTATTTGGTTTTATATCCATATACCCTTTCATATACTTCTTTATAAAGTTTTTGTTGTGGAGTTAATTCGGTTTTAATTTTTTTCTTTGCCATTTTATTTGTAATTTTGTACTGCAAATATACAATAAATTTTTTAATATCCAACAAATTAAAATAAAAAAAGCCGGGATTAACCGGCTTGGGGATGTCTGAGGTTGCAATAACCTCTCCAGCTCCACCACTTGGTTTAAAAAAGCCAAGAAACTATTTATATTAATAAATATACACAATAAATGACAAAAAGTCAACTTTTATTTGAATCTACCGAAGAAGAAGTTTTAAAATTTTTACAGAATCTTATTAAAGGTACTGAATGGGATAATAAAGTCTTCTTGGCTGGCGGTGCTGTGCGCGATGAAATTATGGGGAAACCACCAAAGGACTTGGATTTTGTCATTACGGGTGATATCGATGCTGGTATTAATTTTGCAACTTGGTTAACAAAACAACTTGGAAATTACAAGCCAGAAAGTAATCCTGTTATATACCCACTATATGGAACGGCAAAGATATCGTTAGGTTATAGTAAATACAATTTACCGAGTATTGATTTAGAATTTGTTGCTCCAAGAAAAGAAAAATATAGTACAGGATCCCGCAAGCCAAAAGTAAGTGGCGGGCAGTTAATTGATGATGTAATGAGAAGGGATTTAACCATCAATTCATTACTAAAGAACATATCAACAGGTGAAATATTGGACCTCACGGGTAAAGGAATAGAAGACATTAAGAATGGTCTTATTAGAACCCCTGCCGACCCAAGTATTATATTTAAAGATGATCCTTTAAGAATGTTAAGGGCGATACGATTTGCCGTTAAATATGATTTTAAATTTACTGACGAACTCATTAAGTATATCAAAAAATATTCTAGTTGGATTAAGATAATTTCTCACGAAAGAATAAAAGATGAATTAAATAAAATTTTAGTATCACCAAAACCTGATGCTGGAATTCGATTATTAAAGATTACTGGATTATTAGATTATGTCATTGAAGAATTCAATGAGACATTTGGAATGAAACAAAATAAACATCACAAAGAAGATGTCTTCAAGCATACGATGTCGGTATTGGCCAAAACCCCCCCAGACCTTAAAACAAGACTTATGGCGCTGTTTCACGACATAGGTAAGGTATTGACCCGAACGGTCACTCCGGATGGTTCTGTACATTTCTATGGACACGAGAAGGCTAGCGAGGATATGGTAAGAAATATTATGTCCCGACTTAAATATCCTGGTGATTTAATAGATGCGGTTGCTAAAGGTGTGAGCCATCATATGTCTTTAAAACACGGGGCAGATGACGCTTCACAATTAAGCGATAAGTCGTTAAGAAAATTTACATCTGTGGTCGGTAACAACTTAACGAACATTTTAGACCTGATTCACGCTGATAATATATCTCACGCTAATGAATCTGCTATGCCCAATCAAATAGAACTCGTTAGACAGCGTATAGAACGATTAAACACACAGATTGATAATAGTAATAATAAGTTACCTATCAATGGTGATGATTTAATTAAGATGGGGTTAAAACCCTCTAAATTGTTCAAGGATATACTCACCGCAGTGCAGGACGCTTGGTATGAAAACCCTAATATCACAAGGGAAGAAGCTCTGGATATTGCTAACAGAATTAGACTTCAGAGTAATATTACCGAAATTAAAAATTTAATGGGAAAAATGTTATAAAAGTAGTATTTTCCTCATTTTCTTGATATTTATAATATATGAAACCAAGAAAAAAAGAAGATCAAAAAAAAGTGAAAATATCCATCACTTTAAATCCAGAAATTAATAAAAGATTGGAAAATGAACTTATTAATAAGTCTCGTTTAATAGAAAAACTAATCATTGAATATTATGGTCAGAAAGATATGTAGTAAATGCAAACTAGAAAAAGATATAACAGATTTTTATAAAAGATTGGATAGAAAATGCGGGACAAAAAGCCAATGTAAAGTATGTGATAATAGTAATTCTATAAAATGGAAGGAAAATAATTCAGAAAGAAAAAAAGTTTATGACAAAAAATATAAAGAAAATAATCCTGATAAAATAAAAAAGACTCAACAAATTTCGAGTCGAAAATATTATTATAAAAATAAATCTAAAATTAATTATTCAAAAAAAGAAAGATTAAAACTCGATGTTATTTTTAAAATTAAAAATTCAGTTAGAAGTAGAATTAGAGGGTTTTTAAAGAAAAAAAACATTCAAAAGAATAACAGCACATTTAATATTATTGGTTGCTCGCCAGAATATTTAAAACAATATTTGGAAGAAAAATTTACACATAGAATGTCATGGGAAAATTATGGATTTTATGGATGGCATATAGATCATATAATTTCATTGGATAATGGAAAAACGGAGGATGAAATTTATAAATTATGCCATTATACAAATTTACAACCGTTGTGGTGCGACGATAATTGGGCAAAATCTAATAAAAATAATCAAATTGCTTTCAGGATTGAATCTTAATTTCGGTGACATCGGCAATTACCCCGATGACTTATTCTTAAAACTACAGACTAAACTGTACTATTGATTATTTTTTGTAGCCGGTGGCAATTTCGCTTTACCGTTACACCCCCCGAAGGGGTGGGTCCTGTCATTGGACGAACCGGCCAAGTTTCTTTTGAAAATATAAAGAATAGTTTTCACATTTCCAAATATTTTCAAAAGAATTTTGAAAGTTTTTTTACTTTGCTTTGTCAAGCAATGCGCCGATGGATTCCAATTCCATCTGTGCTTTCAATTCCGGAGAAATGATAGCGTTCAAACGGCTTTCGATTTCAGCAAGTTCCTTGCGTTTTTCCTGGATAGAGATTTGGTTTACCCTTGTCTGGAAGTCGGACTTCCATTCATCGATGGTGAACCCTAACCAAGTGAACTTGTAATCGACACCAAGTTCTGTGGCCGATTTTTCTGATTTTTCCTTACGGTCGATCAAAAAAGCGTACATATCCACGATTTTGCGAATATCAGTAACTGTTTTTACTTCAACCCTGTCGTGGGCGGATTTAGCGGAGTACCCGAAAGAACCACCTGTGTTCCAGCAAGGTTTTTCTGCCTTTTCAATTGCTAATTTCTTTTCCTGTACTGTGTTAAACAATAGTTTAACTTTTTCATCTGTTGTTTTCATTGTTGTTTGTTTTTGTTGTTAATTATTTATTTGTTTAATCATTACCCCAACTGGGGCAATTCGTTTAAAGTGGGGAAGGGAGGAATCGGACCCCCGACACGCAGTTTTACAAGTTAGAAGTATCTTAATATATAGCCGATTGATTTTAATTTCACAGAAATCATAAAAGAATAACGGACTACTGCTCTACCACTGAGCTACTTCCCCTGGTATTAAAAAAATCTGGAAATTCGTTATGTCGTTTTGATTTTCAAGTCAGTAGAAGTAACATAAACGATAGCCAGGTTATTAGGTAAAATTGGAAATTGAATACATCTTTTCCCCTTTCGGGGCTTTAGGATTTGAACCTAAAGATCCCATCTTTCGAGTGGGGTCTTTAACCATAGAAGTAATGTAATTTTCATAGCCAATTTATATTATAAATGGAAATTAGGCAAGTCAGTTTTCATAGTTGCTAGGGCGATGCCCTAAAGTTTACAGAAGTAACTTTTATGACATGATTGACGAATATCTTCGGATATTCACATATCACAACCTATAGCCATTTGTTTGTTATATAAAAGAAGGAAATTCTATGTCTATTTTTTCCCAATGAAAGTAGAAGTAAGACGGATAGATAGCCTTCATTTAATATGGTTTGTGGTAATTGTGCGTCTACTAGTTTTTCGTATGTATAGAAGTAAGACTTTTATTTCTGGTCTGAGCTCTTTTTTAAATCTCACTGTCCATTACCTAGTAATGTTATGTGAGACGAGCGCGTGGCCAGAAAATTCACATAGCCACAATTTTAAATCATTAATTCAAAGAACAAAAAAGAAGGAAATCGTGCTAGACAATAACATTTGGAAGTTGTTTTTAGAAGTATCTAAACACATAGCCTTCATTTGATGTTCGGGTAGGGGTCGAACCTACACTAGAATGGGCCGGTCTGCCCTGTATTCCTACAGGTTTCGGGATTACCATTATTCCCTACTTATTGACGCTCGCCAGGGCGTTTTCCATTTTCGCCACCAAACATATTTTAAAGAACGATAAAGAACGGGAAGAGTGTTAGTCGGTTTACATTAAAAGTGTATTGGCTTACGCCGAGAAGTAACTAAACACATAGCCGTTATATATATTTAAACTTAAATCCTTTATATGTTTTACATCCTTTAATACCATTACAAAGTTTAGATAAGTCACCACGATTTATTTTTAACTCTTTAGAACAATCACCAACAGAATCAAAAACTTTTATTAAATTATCGTCCAAATCCATCTGAAGTATTTTTTTCTTTTTTTTATTAATGTAATTTTTATACCCGTTAGAATTTATTCGAGACGTAATCGTTTTTTCTGTTTGTTTTTGACCCTTTGTTCGTTGATTTCCGATTAATGATATTCTTATTTTTTCTTTAGTAGTTTCTAAGTGTCTGCGGTTTTTTCTACTTTCACTTAGTTTTTTTATAGTTTCTGTTTTACAAATTCTACCAAAACTACTATTAGATTTTTTCTGAATGTTATATAAGTTTTTAATATTATCTATAAACCATTGTTCCAACATTAAACAATATTCTTTAGGACATTTCGCTAAAACCTTAAACTCAAAAGATGATTCACCATATTTATTCCACGATTTTTGTAGGTGCTCATTAGTGTGTATATTTCTTCTTAAATAAGATAAATGGTTTAATTTTCTCGTTTTTAAGTTATTTGCGCTTCCTACATACGATTTACCATTAATTTTATTTAATATTTGATACACGCCAGAGTTCATAAATTTTCTTATACCCCCATATAAATACCTGTCTTTTCATATGATTCGGAAAAATCTTCATACTTGAAATAAGTATCAACATTTTGATCCAAAGTCACTTGTTTTCCTCTCGCTTCAACATGTAAGAGTACTAAATCGTAGACACTTACCTTCGGCAGCTTCGTGAATTCTTCTACCATCTTGATAGTATTCTTCACATCACCACTTGCAACTACTGAACCTGAAGAATCAATATCCAACATAATGTATTCCTTTGTAATCAAGTCAATGATTGCAATTAATGTGTTGTTTGATTCTGAATCCAGAGTCTGGCAGGTTGTTATGGTTTCAGGTAGCCAAGTTTTGTTACATTCTGGGTGTTCCCTTTCCATTATACCAAACCTTGTTTCCACGGTTTGTAATCCCCTGCCGTTGAAGTTTCTCACATCGATGACAGCGTATAAGAAACCATTTTTGATGGCGTCATTCATATCGATGTCAACATATTCAGCACAAGCCCCCTTTCTTTGTCTCACATCACCAGAGTGAACTGAATTACCAACTCTGTAGTTGTGGAAGTTAAGAACTTCATTCCTTTTACCAACAAAGGTAACGCTTAAGTCCAAGTCTTCTCTTCCATTCTTATCCATCCAATGAACGAATGGTCTGATAACCTTTGCGTCAGGGTTGTTTAATGGAACTCTTTGACCAGTAATTTTAGGTTTGGTTGAGAAACTTGCGTTCCTCTTTGTTCCCATCCCGATTGGTAACGGAATTTTCTTCAATTCCGGGTCAATCCAACAATTTCCAAGTGCAGGAAGAGTAGTGAATTTTTCCTTCAGGGTTTCGAACAACCTGCTATGAATTCCTTCAACAAGTTTTCCTGGAAGTGCAGTTAAAGATGGTAATTGTGTTGGTTTTCTTGCTCCTTTAACCTTGATGAACCTGTTAGTGTTCGGTTCTAACCTTCCTTCGAAATGTGAATACACTTCAAACAGAACCTTATTTGATGTACCCTTCAGAACTTCAGTTAAGAAGTTCATAATAAGTATAAGGTCTTTTGGATATGTACGAACCAACCAGTCAATCCTTCTTGAAAATTCCCCTGGCCTTTGTGATAGAATCTTCAAACCAGTTTCCAAATCTTTCCTGAACCCATCGTTAAGTTGGGCGTACCAAGACTTAACTTTTTCATTCCTGATTTTGTGGAAAGCAGAAGCAGTTTTTGGATATTGTGCTTTGTATTCTGCCGGGTGAAGAATTTCGCCTAAACGAACCCATCTTTGATCCTTCAGAACCATTTCTTTTGGATCACAGTTGGTGTTTTCCAATAGGCCCATCAGATACTTTCTTTCCTTACGAGAAAATTTCTTGAATTTGAATTTTTCCCTTGCAGGGTTATCACTTTTTGACCTACTCCATCTGCTAAGTCTTACCTTAGCGAAAGGAACTTTCGGTAAACTGATATCCCCGCCAGAAAGGTGTACGGCAATCCTCAACACATCGGTTGGGGTCTTCACTGGCAATCCTTCGATTCCCATTGCTGCCAATGTACAAAGGTTTTCTTTGAATGGAATCTGTGCAGGGAAGACCAATTTTTCACCACTTGATGCGAACCATCTTACGATAGCTAAATCTTGTGGCGCCAAACTCTGGTTGATTGAAACCAAATCCGTGAAGATTCTTGCGAACCTTTCGGGTGTGGCGTACCCAATCATAGTGTACTTAATCTTTTCGAATTTGATTGGTTTTTCATATTCAACCGTTGACGGTTCCCAAGTACCATTACTCCAGTAGTGAATGATGGCGTTCAGATAGAATTCGAAATCTGTTAACGACATTACTTCCTGTGGGAAATTTTTGTACAATGGTGTAAAGTTGTGTTTTCCACCCATCACATCTTTCAAATATTCGATAACCTCGTTATTAAAAGGTTCGATGAAAGATAAATCTGATTTTGATAATTCTGTGAAGGCGTCTTGGTCTAACATATATCCCCATTGCATTAAGTGGGATTGAACGGTCGCTACTGCGATTCTGTTATCCATTCCATCGTGTGACGGAGTAACCAAGCCTTTTTGAAGAGCGATGATGTTTTTTGTCAGCTTCATGTTGTCAGTTTTTGTGGTTAAAAAATGTTTTATTAAAAATGTTGTGTGGAAAATATACACAAAATTTTTCTAAAGTCAAGCTTTTTTTGAAAATATTTTTAATTATTTTACTATAATTGATGTAAACCCTTGATTTACACTATTTTTCTCGTTATCTGTATTAGTATCTATATTTGAAATATTTGATGGTATTCTTTCGGGGCCAAGAACTAATGTACAGTCCCCATTCGATTTAATATCTTTTACTCTGGCAATCATCCCAATTTGAAAGTGAAACCCTGAAAGAATTTTGACTCTTGCGTCATCATTTATTTTCATTCGACAAAGATATGTCAACTATTTTTAACTGCCAAATTTTTTTAATGTTTTTTTGAAAATATTTTTCTTCTTACTGATTATCAGTAGACTTAATTTTCATTTTTGTGGTGTTATCTGTTTTTCTTTGGAATTTAACAGACAATGTTGAATCGTATTTAATATTTTCTCCTCCTTGCAACCAAATAGTGGGAAATTCTGGAATAATGTGTGTTGCGATTTCAGTTTCGGCGAGGAAACTACCTACAATGTATTCTACTTTCATAATGTTTTTGTTTTAGGTTCTATATAATAACGAGTATAAATGTTCCTTTAAATTATTGTTATTGTTTTTTACTATCTGTTCGGCGTATTCCCATCCATTAGGTATGTGTGCGCACATTGCAAATATTTCTTGTAGTTTCTTTATTTCTTCCTTGCGTTCTTGTGGGTAGATTAAAACACTTTCCTTGAAGAAAGACGCCGCAACATCTTCGTTATTTCCCTCATATAAATTATTCCTAACACAATATTCACCCAATGCTGTTCCTCTGTATGGTTGAAATATACTTGTCCAAGCAATTGTTGGTTTTATTTCACAATTCAGTTTAAGTAATAATAATTCATCTTCTAAAGTGGTATTTGGTAAACCCAACATTTGTTCTGTTCTTAACCCCATACCAGAATCCAAAATTTTTCTGCAATTGTGATATATAACATCGTTTTTCATCTTCCGATTCAAAACGGTTGCTCGATACTCTTCAGAATACGCTTCAATTGCAATTGTAACACTTATACAACCACTTTCTCTTAAAAGTTGTATCTTATCATCATCCAGCATTTCAATCCTCATCTGAGCGTGATATGGTCGTTTATCCCATTTATCCCTGAACTCTTCCAACCAACTTTTCTTATACCCGAAAAAATCATCCTGAAAGAATATCAAATCGGCATCCAATCCTTTTGCTTCATCAACCACCGAATCAACACTTCTTAAACGGACTTTAAGATTAGGATATAACTCCCTGTACAATGAATTATAACAATACGTACAAGTGAACGGGCAACCAAAGGATGTCATTATATTTTTAATTCTATTGTCCTTATGAAATGGTGAATCTTTGTAGAAACCTTCTCTGTCTGGAATTAATGTGTTTGGATCAACTAATGGATAAATTTTTTTATCGTCCATTATAGGAAATGACAGTACACTTTCACCACGGAAAACGTAATCTGCATATTGTTTACACTCTTTATAAAAGAAAGTTGCGTGAGGGCCACCAATTGCGGTTTTAACTCCAATTGTTTTTAGATATTCACAACATTCATAAACTTCAATGTGATTACCTGTATAGGTACTAAATCCAACCAAATCAAATTCTGTTATGTCAAAATCGAACAGTATTTGGGCATTTCCACTATGTAAAAAATATTTAACCTCGTGGCCATAGTCTTTCATCGCTTTACCGATGACCATTAAACCAAGAGGTTCAATCACCGAAAATTTCTGTACTAATAATATCTTCACTATTTTCTTTATAAAAAATCACTTCAAGTGTGTTATGGAGTTGACCCTTTAATTTTGCAAGCGGTTGGAACGGTAACCAGTTTGCTTTTGAATTTTCACAAACAATAATTTCACCTTTTCTTTCCAAACACCATTTTGCAAGTTTTTCATAATTGATAAGTTTATTCGACGCGCTTGAATGATAGTATATTCCACCGAATTCGTAGGGTGGGTCGATGAACCAAGTTGCTTCAATATTCTCGATATTCGTAAAGGTATCATTGACGATTTTCCAATGTTTCACCTTATGTAAATTGTCGAGAAAATATTTCTTATGTCTCGGCCACGACTTCGCTCCCCTGGCGCTAACCGTTTTCTTCGGCATCCCACTTGCAGGATTTGCACAGAACCCAAGTAATGATCTTTCAGCGTCACTTATATTGATGGTATCCAAGTTCAGTCCTTCTTTCAAATCTGGTAAGTTTTGGATGTCGGATAATGTGGCGTGGTTAATTAGTGTCTGTCTTTAAACTCAAATTGTTAATAAATACTGGGGGTTGATAGGATTATTCAAGAAAGTTCCCGGTAACTTCGAATCAAAGATA